CTATGCCTTCAATCGCCAGATGAACGGCTCCCGTCTTCAGTTGCAGCACCGCAATCTTCAGATGGACCATGGAATCTGCAAAGCCTTCGACACGAATACGCTGTTGCTGATGAATCATGCTCACAGCATCATTCCTTCGTCTGATGCGGACAGGAACCGCCATGCCCCAAGGCAAAGTTACAGTTCATGCACAGGACGCGGAAGCCGGGAGGGAAACCGCGTTTCTTCAGCACACCATAAATGTTATAGCCCACATTCACGCCTTTGACTTTTCGCCTATCTTTGGCTCCATCACCAGCGATATGATCCATCGAGAGAAACGCAAGATGCTTTTCTCCACAGCAGGCACAGAACGATCCGCCATACGCGGCAAAGACTTCTTGCTTGAGAGCCTGATGACGAATCTTTCTGATTGGTTGCCATCGATCACGATTGTTTAACCATTGCGTCTTTCGCTTATCGCGACATTCCTGGCAAATCGTTAGGCCAGGGACAACAGGTTTTCCGCAATCTCCGCAATCACCATTCGCACGCCAAACGTCACGTCTTTTTTGCGCGCACTTCCTATGAATAGCTCTGCGACGCTCTAAGCATGGCGCGCATCTCAACTTTCCTGGCGCTGGCTTATCTTTTTGACATTCGACACATAGCCCACTGTCCTTCCGTCTCTGCCAAAACTGTTTCGCTGATTCTGATTTCCAACTCCTTGGCATGGGGCACCTCCTTGGTTAAGTGAGGTACATCATACCGTAGTTGATGTAGAATTACAATGAGTTTACCTCAATTTCCCTGCCAGAAATGAAGCGACCCGTCTACGTTCCCGGCCGCGCTCGAAATGGTCGTCATGATCGCGCCCTTTTCTGTCGTTCCTGAATTGTGTATCTTAAATCCCTCACCCTGGGGTACAGCCCAGCGCATGCCTCCACGCTGATTGAATCCAACCGTCACGGGATGGACCGCTGAGGTGGCGGTCGCTTCCGTGCTGTAGTTGGTGCCGAAGTTGCCGAGGGCGGCTGCGGCACTGGGGTTCCACGGAATCGGCGTGATGGTGGTCGAAGCCCCAGTGGCCGCGAAGGTGGACCCAGCCAGATCGCCGCGATGCTGAATATCGGCAGCGGCGACGCTGCCCGAGCCCGTCCAGATACATTCCACGATCTCCGCCTGGCGTGTGGAGTCCGTGAGCATGTAGGCTCCCAAGATCGTCTTGGTCGAGGTGGACGTGGTTTGTGAGGCGAACATGATGGCATATTTGGACATCTTAAACCTCCTGTGGTGTGGTGAGTCCGAAGTTCTCCTTCGACTCTTCTTTGATGGTACGGACTAACTCGGTGAGGAGCGACGGCGGCAACTGCACCTGGATATTGCCACCGAGATTGAGGGCCACCGTCCATACCCCCGAATCTGTTTTGACGGGACGCAAACTGATCGGCGTCCAGTGATCGAGTGTCGTGTCGAGATCAGCATAGATTTTGAATCCCGCTCGCTGCACTTTTTGGCACCAGTGCGTATCTTCATTAGTGAGTTCTGTTCCCATCTTGCCGAGTTCAAACCATGGATCGGCAATCGTCTCTAAGACATGCCGACGGATGAGCATCCCTGCACTGCCTGCCGTATAGACCTCCATGAGTCCACCTACTGGCAACTGATGCCAATGATAGGGCGGAAACTGACCGATCGGTGTGTCGTTTTCAGGTTCTTTGAACAGCACGGGGATAAACGGCGGTTGCCGGCGTACCACAAGGGGAACGACGATATCGAGTTCATGATCCAGAAGCCGCAAGAGGGTTGTCGAATCGAACTCATGATCGTCGCCCATGATCCAGGCCCATTCCAACTGCGGATTCGCCAACATGCGCCGGACTCCCGCATTGAAGTTGGCCGCTACGTTTAAGCCGATGTGCAATTCTACCGTCGTCCCTTTCGGACGCAACAGATTGAGCATGCTGTGCGTGAAATGGGGATAGCGTGCTAGTTCACCCGAGGCGATGCAGATGGTGCCGGGAGGATGATCCAGTCTCATTTGGTCAATGTCTCCGTTTCCGCCGCCCACGATTGCGCCTTCTCCAACAACGTCGGTGAACTCGCTCCAGTGTCTAGCGATTGCACGTGGTAATAGACTGCGCTTTGCGTGATTGAGCCACAGCGTTTACACCATTGCTTAAAGCCATAGACTTGGCCTTGGTTATATTTCTCCACCGTGGTATCCACGGATTGTTGGCACTTCCTGCACCACTGACAGGGAATGCCGTTCCTGGCCACCCCAAAATCAAACTCGACAGGCTGAATGGCATCGAACGGACTGCCCGTGCCACGGCGAAAGCGGTAGCCGTTACTGATAAGATTCATTAGCCGTACTCCTGTTCGACCAGGGCCTGCACCTCGACAATACGCACACATGGTAAGGCGTTCGTCGTCATCATGGAGACCGGACCGTCCGGGTTGATAATCGGACGTTGGATATCTGCGCCATAACAATACTCCCATGAATTACTCGCCAATTCTTTCGGTGTCGGTGGCACGGGCACATGCACCACGCAGGCGAAATGATGATCGGGCGTTGCCAAGCGATGCTTCGCCAATTTCGATGATTCTGATGCCATTCGACTATATTCTAGCGACGGAGAATAAAATCCTTTGACCGGCTGCGTCGTTTGCACAATATGATAGCCGTCATCGGTCATATCGTCTGGAGGCACCGTGGGTCTAGACATAGCGCAAGCCGATCATTTTGCCACCTGCGCTCATCGCGGCTGGCGCCACATATTCAATCGTCACCCCGCCCGCCGCCGCCACAACTCGCACGGCCACCCGCGCATGTGTGCTGGCCGCGTCGTGTGTGACCGTCACGCCCGTCGTGCCGGTGTTGTCGCCATCTTGATGATTGATAGTAGTCGTCCCATTGATAAAACGCTGATTGGGATTGATGCCGGTGGGGTTGTTGTTCGTATTGCCCGCGCTCCCATGTGTCGCATCATTTGCCGTAAGGTTCGCCGGCGTGAGTACCACTGATGAACCGCTGGTGCCATCGGACACGGCATCGGCAATGGGGCTGGGATCGGTTTGGTGTGCCCCTGAAAAGGTTTTGACGGTCATTTGGAATGGCACCGAGGCGGACAGATTACCCTGCACCGTACCGGCCGTGTTCGCGGCAGGAGCCACGATCTTCCAGACGCTGGTAAACGCATTCCCACCGGCATCCCCACGCACGTTCAACACTTCTGATGCGGTGCCCCCAAAGCCGGTGATGGTTAATGATGAAACGGTCGCGGTGAGACTGTCGAGACTGATCGAGACAATCACGACAGGGTTTGTTACGGGCGTCGTGATGCTAGGACTCGCGCCGGTATTGGCTCCAGTGCCTGGGGTGACATTGACAATGGTGCCAAAGGTAGCGGCCATTTAATAACCCCCCATGAGTTGCGTTACGGATACGCCAGTCGGAGCCAAGGGTGGCGTCGTATCAGCAGCTGCGCTGTCCCCGATCACGGGCTGATAGGGGAGGGCGGTCGAGATCAGTAGATCGTCATACCAAACATCAGCAGCAGGGTTGCTCCCGCTGTGCGCGGTCATAAATTGCGTGAGTTCCAGGACGTTATAGCCGACGTCCGAGGGGGTATTGCTGGCGAGAATCATCTGGCCCACGTTGACCCACTTGCGGTAAGGCATCCCATAAGGGGCTACCCACGCCTCGATGGTCGAGTTCGCTACGCTCCAGGTCCCTATTGTGACTTTATAGAGGATCGAGTACCACTGATTCGCCACCATGTTAAAGCAGGTGGGACCATTCCAGGCACTGCCGTTATACTCGCATTCATAGCCCCCTTTCGAGAACCCGGATTGTCCGTTGATTTGCGCTCCGCCTTCGTTATAGATCCCGTCCGTGGCAGCCGTATAGACGCCGCGTGCCCCGCACTCGGTATACATGGTGAGGACGTTCTTCGTATTGCGATTGATCGTCGTGATCTCTTCATTGGCACAACTGGATGATTGGTGATGGAAGATGACAAGTTTGGGATAACTGTCTGTCACCCAATTGAGACTGGTCCACACCGCATCGGCACGAAACCCGTACTGTACATAGAACGTCGAGTTTTGTGAGAACCCAACATTGCTTCCCCCCTGCCCGAAGAACCCCCACCAGGCATCGCAACAGTTCTGACCCGCATTGACGGGAATATGAAACTTCATCGACGAGGCACCTGAAGTTTTGTTCGTGGTATCGCGGATATTGTTGGGATTTGTGCCTGTCGTGAGGCCATCGGTCTTGGCCGCCGTGTTGACCGCTTGTGAGAACACAGCGGCGGTATCAAAGCCTTGGCAGTTGAGCACGCCAGATTGAGCGCAGCGTCCCGTAAAGTCGGCCTGAGCGTTCTTGTAGAGATACATGCGAACGGCAGTGTTGGGGTCCGGTTGGCTCCCGGCATTCGCTTGCGCCGCGATGATGAGAATAACGCCATAACGGGGGATCGACGCCATCACGATCCCGTTGTTGGCCGTCGGCGCTTGCGGCGCGAACGTCTGCGGGGGTTGCAGGCCTGAGAGCTTGACGGACCACGTATTTGTGGTGGGGTTGTATTCATGCAGACCCGTCGTCCCCGACCCACACAGGGTCAACAACCGGCCCGTGACGGGATCAACGATGGAATCACTCTCATTCCAATGAAACGTGCAAGGCGGCGTGGCTCTGAGAGTGCTCCGAGTATAGTTAATGTCCATCGTATAGAATTCGTTGCTATCGTTTGCGATATAACAGAGATAGGGGAGGCTCTCCGTACATTCAACGAAGTCCGTCCCGTAGGCCGACCCGTTGTAGGGATAGGTCACGAGTGATGTCGTCAGGGTGGCAGTGGACACATCCCACGCATCGACGAACGAATTGGTGCCGTCAAGTTTGGCCGCCACGAGATAACTCCCGGCCTTGCCTTTCCAGTTGATGAACTGACTGGACTGAAGCCCAATCCCGTTCGCCAAGCGACTATCCGTGAACGCTACCGACCAGTCGGCGGTCGCACAGTTCGGGGTTGTCGTGAGGTTGCAGCGGTAGATGCTCGTGGTGGAGACCGGGACGTGATAGAGGTAGTTTCCGATCACGTCAATCGTATTATGGTCGTAGCCGTGCATGAACGAGGCCCCCCATGGAGGCGTTTGCAGGATCGTCCAGGCGTGTGTCACTTCGTCATACTTCACACAGCGTTGTGCACCGCCCCCATGATCCTGGGCGCATAAATAGAGGGCGCGATTGATCCCACTCCAAGGGATGGTTTGACCGTAGGTCACGGTATGCCCAGACGATCCAGTGGCCCCAATCGCGGCGCCAATTCCAGACGCTTGAGACAACTGCACCATTTGCCCCGGCGCCAAAGCCAGTGCCGCATCGCTCAAGACGGTGGCCTGACTCTGCACAGCCCATAACAACCCTACCAGCACCAGCCCAGCCAATCGCATAGCCACCTCCTCAGTCGAGCGTAAAAGTGCCCGTGTTCGGGGCACACGTAGGGTCCAGCGTCAAGTCCTTGGACTTCGCGGCACTGAGCGCCACACTTTTCGCCCCCAAGGTATTCTCTGCCTGCATATCCACGGAGAGCGTCGTCACCGCACACGCAGTTGGCGTGATCGTCAAGGCTTTACTAAAAGCACCGCCCCCTTGTGCTTTAGTCGCGGGGATGGTAACGGGAGCCTGCGTCACGCCGTTCAACTTCGGCGTGAGCACGATCTGCTTGAGATTATCGAGCGGGGCCCCGCCGACCTTCGTCGTGGGCTCGGTCCCCGCCGCCGTATAGGTGCAGGTCGTACCCGTGCAGGTTTCGGCGTGGAGTAGCGTCACGGTCAACAACCAGCCGAATCCGACTAAAGCAATTAAAAGGAAAATGGGTTTCCAGTTCATAGCGTCTCCTTTGTGCAGATGGTGGCGTGAGGTAAGATGCCCGGAAAGGTCATAGACGTTTGGATGCCAAAGGATGGTTTGAACGCCATCAGCCCTTCACAGGGAAATGGCTGAAGGCAGCGCTGACAGATTCCCTCCATTACCTCATGCTGCTGCCATTGTGGATAGTCGGCAAATCCCATCAAAAGACCTTCGAGACTTGGGCGCTATTGGCACTTTCATTATTCGACGTATCGTAGGCGGTGACGACGAAATAGTGTGTGAAACCAGGCAGCAACCCGTTCCATTGATAGGTGGTCACGTTGCCCACATCCACGAACTCCGTATAGACGCCTGTGGTCGTACCGTGATAGACGCGATAGCCCGCGAGATCCGGCTCCGTGTTCGCGTTCCAACTGATCGTGGCCCGTCCACGATAGAGCAGTGTCCCTTGCGTCAGCGTCCCAGCAAGACCGATGAGTCCGAAACTCTCGCTATGAACGAGCAGCCCGGTCCCGCCCACACTCGCCACTCCACTCAACAATGCGCTGGCCGTGCCACTTCCAATTTTCCGTGAACGCAACGGCAGAAACCTATTAAGCGCCGTGGTGCCAGCCGCACTCGTCGCCGCGCTGCCCGTGACGGCCTGTGTGCCATCGCCCCCTTCGGCCAGGAGGGTGCCTGTGGCACTCGTGGCGGCACTGCCAACGAGCCCCGCCTCGTCATTCGGAACCAGCGTGCCTGGCGCACTGGTAATCGCCTGTCCGCCTGGCATACACTACGCCGGTTTCTTGCCGTATGGTGGCGTCAACACGGCATCGACTGGATTCCACCCTTTACCAATCCGAATGATGGCTGCGAGATATCCAACCTTGCCGAATCGCTTGACGGCATCCGTAAGAATCATTCGTTCTCCATCTATCTCTAGCCATGTCAATTGGGCTCGACTATTTCTTCGCTGAGTTTTCCTATCTGCCCATCGGCAATTTTCTTTTGAATAGGGTCCATCATTGTCAGTACGATCGAGCGACGTACCGACAGGCGGTTCGCCCATGTCAGCAAGAAATGTTTCAAACGATTTCCAGCGTGGATCATAGGTAATACCTCTTCCGCCATAGTCTTTGAATCGAGGACCGCGCGTGACATCGCACCGATATTTCATATTGAGCCAAATCGCATAGACTCGTGTGTTCTTTCCACCTGCCGAATGACCGTGCGTGGTATTCCACAACGCCTCTCGTTTGTAGCATCCGCACGATTTAGTCTCTCCTGATTTCAGGTGTGCTCCAATGATCGTGCATTCAGTTCCACACCGACATAAGCACAACCATCGAGCACGAAAGCTCGCAGTGCTCTCAGCTCTTCTCAGTACAGTCAACCGACCAAATTCTTGACCTGAAAGATCCTTTGCCAGCTTCCCTCGTGGCATATGACACCTCCGTAAATGGTTAAAGAGGTGACACAATACCACGTTACAGGAATTCACGCAAGACGGAATAAACCTGTAGTGCCATCATTTGTCGGCATAGTCAATGTAAACGTCCCAGCCGTGATCGTCTGCGATCCAAACGTATACACCGCCACTGCCTTATCGGCTTGCGTGCTGTTGTAAATCAGCACCGCATCGAACGCGGTCGAGAGCGTGACCGTCGTATAGACAATCGACGCACTCGGCGTCCAATGCGCCGTGGTGCCCGTGTTCGTGGGCTCCGTGCCGTTCGTCACGGCCACGCCGCCAGCCGTGTAGTTTGTGCCTGACACTTCACCAGTCGCGTTGTAGACGGTATCACCCGCGCCGCGCGAGGCGGACGCGAGATAGAGCGCGGCCTTAAAGGAATCCTTGGTGGTGCCGGCTCGCACGACGGTCGTGCCAAAGGCATGAATGCCGAGTAAGAGTTGGACCTTACATGACGTGCAGATCGCTTGAGAATTTGCCAAGGTAGCCTCCGTTTCTACATCGTCGCTTGTTCGCCACCCAGGACCTGTCCATGCAGAATCATCATATGGCAATCGCGCTTGACCAGTTCGCCGTCGAGACGCCATTCTGTCGCAATGCTGCGATAGTTCGGCCCCTCTTCCACAATATCCTGAACGACGAGCCGTTCACGTTCGATTGGCCCCTTGATAGTGTCCACGAATGGCATGATCGTCTCCTCAAGGAACAGGGGCGAGCCTGCGCCCGCCCCCATGAAATTACGTCTTATCGGTCTCCACCCCGACCGCATGATCGTCCCGGAACTCGAAGGCTTGGCCTAGATAATCACAGGCCACCAAGCCGCTCCAGTTCTGGAGGATGTAGTCGGTTTGCACGCGGATATCCATTTGCATGGCCAGCAAAATCGCTTCGCGTTGCCCGACGAGGTTTCCGTCGTTTGTCGCGGTGGCAGTCGTGTTGGTCGTGAAATAGATGGGGACGCCGAAGAGTTCGCCCAGGAGTCCGGTGCGAATCGGCATGTTCCCCTGGCCGATCATCTGATATTCCGTGAAGCGGGCGATGGCCAACATCACGTTCTTCTGTCGCACATTGAACACGCCAAAGCGGTCGTCGAAGGGCACATCCGCCAAATCCAGGAGTTCCGTAATCCGGCGAAATCCCGCTTCGGTGATATCAGCGCCGGCCCCCGAGAGGGTCGTGCCGTCCCCTTCATAGACTTGGGACGCTTGGAACGTGGCGTAGAGGGACAGGATATGGGCATCCAAATCCTCCGCCAACACTTTGCCCATCGCGGGCATATTGGCTGTTGCCACATCGTATTTCGATTGTTTGCCGGCCCGATCGGGGATTTGCAAGCGGATGCCGCGATGCCGCGTAATCACACCATTGAATTCCCCTTCGGTATTAACCGAGTTGGCGTCATCGCCGCCCTCCGAGACGGTAATGACAGTGAGACGCCCCAAGGCGGGGACATGGATGGTATCGCCCACACTCCCCTCAAAGGGGTAGTTGTAGACGAGTTGCCGCATGACGGTATTTTTCTCCCGAAATGCGCGCACTTCGTCCGCCCAAAGCTCCGGGATATACGTCGCGGCGGTGGTGATGGTAACTGGTGAAGTGCCGAGTGCCATGACAGCCTCCGTTTCTTAGACATGATGAGAACCTGTGTCCTCAGCATTGTCCGAGAGTCGGAGTGCTGCACGGGCTGGTTTCTGTCCCTCGCGTGCGGGGCGTCGTCGCTTACCGCAGCGGGTCAGATCAGCCCGGAGGAGGAGCGCCCACTACTGGCCGCGTAACACGCGGCCTTCTCGATAGGCGGTTTCAATGAGATTACGCCATTTGGGGTCTCGTTGATACTCGCCGGATCGCACTTTCGTCTCCATGAGATCGCGCAGGTAACTTTGCTTAAACATTTTCTTCTCGCCGATCGGTCGCGCTTGCGGGGTCGGCGTTTGCGCCGCCTGCTGCATCGCGGTCACTTCAGCGTTGGGGGTTGTCGTGGTCTGTGGCATACTGGCTTTATACTTCGTGACGGCGTTGACCCGTTTGGCCCAGGGGGTCTCGCCAGGCTCACTCTGCGCCATCGCTTTGATAATGTCAAGATTCTCTTCCGTGACCACATCGCCGAACTTCCGAAAGAGCCGATTGTCCATCGCTTCCTCATAGAGCGGCGCGACCACCTGCACGACTTTTTGATCAAGAGAAGAGGACAGGTGCGCCTCAAAATCCTTCGCCACTTGATCGCCATGATCGAGGATGTCATTTTTGAATCGCTCGTACTTAAATTGGGGCTGCGGCTGAATCTGCGGCATGACAGCCGGTGCGACCCCTTGTGGTTGAACGGTCTGCATCGGCTGGCCCTTCACCAGCAGATTCTTCTCCGCTTCTAGATGCCGCATGCGCTTCTCCGCATGCACGCCGCTTTTCGCCAGTTGTTTTACGAGTTCGTCCGGCGTCCCCTTGAACCGCTTGAGATAGGCGTCAATATCCGCTTCATCGCCCGTCAGTTCTGGTGCCGGCACGGTCTTCGGTGTGCCCTGCCCAAATTCCGCTTCCAATTCGGCAAAGCCATCAGGCTCTAATTGGCCTGGCTGCTCCAGTTGCCGCGCCACGCGCTGCACGATCGGGCCTTTCGGTGGCAGTGGAGCCAGCGCGGGTTGGGGCGGGGCGGGTGGGGCGGTAGACTTGCCAGGCGTAAACGTGGCCTTCGTTTGATGCGCGACCGGGTTCATGTCTTGCAACTGGATACCCATCGGACCCTCCTGTAGTCGTGACGCCTCGAATCGAGCCACGCGGCGGGCAATGCCCTGCTGCTCGCGTGATAGTTTCTTGACCGGCAGCCCGAGTTTAGCGACGTGCCGGATGGGATTGAGCACGGGTCCCTGTGCCATTGGATTCTTTCAATTTATTCAAGACTCGCTGCCGGGTCCAGAAATCGCGGATCTTCGCTTTCAGACTCTCACAGTGCGCATCACTGCAGTGATAGGCAATTACGATGCGCGGGTCGTTCATTTCCTCTTCGAGTTTCAAGTATTCGGCAAAATCTTTATTCTGAAACAACTTGCGAAACTTCGTCGTCCGTTCTTCGTACTTCTTCAAAATATCCAACTCAGCAGGCGTCCGCATTGCCAACTTCACGCGCTCGGCGAGCGAGTCTTGTAAGCGACTCATCAGAATTCCTTATAGCCCACGACGAGCACCGACTTCGTGCCGGCGGGCGAATCAATCCAGCACAGGGCATTCCCTTTCGGAATGCGAATCGGCGTTTGCAAGGATGACGTGACCGTGGTATGGGCGAGATTGGAGGCCACCCAGGCCACGGTGGTCCCCGTCGCGCACGCGGTGCCCGTGCCGTATTTGATCGTGAGTTGTGAATCGGCAGCCGTGGCAGAAATCACGCTGGAGGCAAAGACAATATCGGTGATGTAGTAGGTCGTCCCCGCCTCGACCGCGCAGCCCGTCAATTCCGTGAGCGTCGTCGCCGTACTGACGAAGGTACTGCAGGTCATGATGTTCCGCCGTTCCGGCGCGACCGATTGGGCCTGCACCATCGACGCACTCCCGAATATCAGCACGAAGAGCAATATCCATAGACGTGTCATGCGGCTTCTCCTTGTATGAGGCTCATCAATCCGGCGTCCTGTCCCCCCACATCGCTCCCACTTTGGCCCCTCATCCCTTGTGGCTGCTTGTTCTCCCGCTGCGCCGTCAGGGCCAGAATCCGCTTCGTCTCCTGCGGACTATTCAAGGCCTTCTCATCGTCCATCGTCAAGGCCCTGAACAATTGCTGCCAGACGTAGCGGAAATTGACGTGCGCCGTCATTTCCGGCGGCGCTTGCGCGGCGATCTGCACCGCCATCTGCAAATTCTGAATCTGGAAATTCCGCAAGGCGGTCAAATCGGCCCCGAGATAATTCAACGTATATTGGCCCGCCAGCACCTCGTTCGACACCTCACCACTACCCCACGACATCTGCTGGAGTGTCCCCATGGCCCAGGTCAAGTACGCTTCCATCGGGCCGTTGGCCAGATGTTTCAAGATATCGTTCGAGCGGGCCGAGCCGCCGCCGCGAATCAAGTTCGCTTCATAGGCCGTGCGCCGTCCGCCTGGCGCCTGGCCCATATCGAAGCGCGATTTGCCGCTACTGCGTTCCCCTTGCTCCCGGAGCTGCGCGATTTCCTGATAGGTCAAGGCGACGTTGGAGGAGGGTTGCAGGGCTTTCAAGTTGTTGACATCGCCCACTTCGATGAAGCCACCGGGTCGGAGCCAGAGATTATCCGGGTCGATAATCCCATCGTTCACATACGCGAACGCCCCATTGATAATCAGATTGAGAATATCGGCCTTCTGATTTTGGAAGGTATCGACCAAGGATTGCACCCCACGGATGGATTCCAACGGGCCTTTCTCTAGGCCCGTCATCCACAGTTGATCGTAGCCGCCCCAGCCAATGGGACGCCCCGCCCAGAACGGCTCCTCTTCGGCCCGCAAGAGCGCGGTGCGATTGCCCACAATGACGACCTGATTCATCAAGAGTTCGCCCTCGACTTCGAGATCCCCGAACGCACAGAGCAATTCGACTTCGTGGGGATCGGCCTCAGTCTGGAGGGACTCGGGGGCCTGTACGCCATAGACACGCTTCCGCTTGTCCTTCAACGCATCGCTCGGTTCGGCAGGGCCGGCCCCCTCGGTCTCTTCCAACTCGTCCAGGGCGTCGTGATCGAGATTGGCCATCTGCATGACGACCGCCTTGCTCAGGACCACACGCCAAATGATGAGGGAATCCTCCACGCGCAAGGCCTTGGGATCAAAGACCACATCAAAAGCATCGAGCCCTTGAAACCGGGTCGTTTTCTTTTGGCCAATCGGGACCGTCGCATAACTCGCCTGGCGCGTTTTCAAGGTTGTCCGTCGCTCCCGCCGTTTCATGGGTCGCCCGACCGGCCCCCACTGGCCGATATAGGGGGCATTGCCGATCACGGCCAATTGTTTCGTCCAGGGCCGCACGGCTTCGATGAAATTGGACCGCTTGAGTTGCGCCTCAAGATAGGCTTGCATCTGGGGTGCCAAGGCACCGCTCCGCTCATCCTCACCGGTAATCTCTAAGTATTTCTCATTGAGTGGGAACAGCCCGTTCAGGAGCGAGGAGGCCACGGTATCGCCCGTCTCTTGCGAGAGGGTATCGGCCACTTTGGAGCGCCACGGCCAGGCATCATATTTCGCTTCATCGATTTCGACGAGGTAGTTGAGGACGCATTCCTGCCAGATGCGTTCCTTCGGACGCCGTTGCGCGGTCCACGTATTCCAGCAGGCGACGACCTGGGCCACGACTTGTTCGTGATCGGCTGGAATGGTAATTGCCATTAAGCCATTCTCCGTACCTGCGCCCACGGCCGTTTCGGCAGCGGCCCTTTGAACTGGGCATAGTACCCGGTCTTATCGAGCACGGCACTCCCGGTATTCGCGTTCCCCGCTCGGCGAAAGCGCACCACGCGCCCGGTGCCCCAGCGCTCCAAGCGATATTCCATCGCATCGATGCCGTGATTGTCGCCCTCGGTATCGTTCACCGCCCCTTCTTTCCGCTCGCTCTCGCGCCAGCGCAGAAATTGCAACTCACGGACGAGATGCGGCGTGCGGCCTTTCATCAAAAAAACCTTCGGGTATAGGCCTTTCGGGAGGCCGGCTTCTCGGATATGATACGGATGCTCGCCCTCGTGCGGCGTAAAGGCGCTCATCGCGCAATCGCGCCGAGCGCGGCGGTCGTGCGAGGCGCAGGGGATACAGACCAACCCGGCCCGTGAGGCGTCCGTAATCAATTGGCGCCCCAAGCCGTGATGATCGGCGACCCGCGTAATGCGAGTCTTCACGCCGAGTGATTCTTCGAGCCGGAGGATGGCGCCGGCATGGTCTTGCGTCGAGAGTTCCTGGTTTTGTTGATAATACTCGCCAAAGAAATAGACCTCCCCTGTCGGACTCTTCGCTGCCAATTCAGCCACCATGGGGTCACGAGACCCAAAGTCGATACCAGAGCCGACTTCCCATGACTTCGGGATGTCGAATGGTTCGACCAAATGAAGATCGGGCTTAAAGAGTTTATAGACGCGCCCCGTATAGAAGCGCCATTCCCCGCCGTATTGCTCATAGTAGGCGTCCTCGCTCAATTGGCGCTTCGCCAGCGCGAGATCGTCGGTGGAATAATGCGGGCACTCCCAGGCCGGCATGGTATAGACCGCCCAATCCTGCGGCAACGTCTGGGCAAGCAATTCCAATTCGTACAACCAAATCCCCGCCGCATCGGGCGTACTGGCAAAGGTCGCATAGCCTTCCGTGGTGGTGAGCCGTCCGCGCACGTACCGCTCCCAGATGTCGCGCGTGAGCTGCGCCGCTTCCGCCAAAATCACGCTGTGTAAGGCTTCACCTAAAAGCGATTGCGGATTGGCGGCGGATTTGCCCAACACCAAGGCCCCCCAGGTGGTTTTGATCGACAAGCACCCCGCGCCCGGTTGTTCGGTCACGGAGCTAATACATTTCTTCCCGATCTTCGCTTGCAGCTTCACCAGAAAATCCAGCCAATACCGAAACTCCTTGTGCGCGAGATCGTAGGTCGGTCCCACAATCCAGTGAATCGACTTCTGCAAGAGCGAGAGGGGAAAATGCCGCATCGCGGCGGAATACGATTTCCCCGTGCGGACGGCGGAGCGATTCAACACGAACCGATGCGGATCGCCTACGATACGCTCCTGAAAGGCATTCATCTCCAGGCCCAACGTTTCTTTGCATAACCGCAACCGCTGGGCCGGAGGAAAGTAGAGGTACTTGGGGGCGCCGTCGGTAAAGCCCATCTACTGTCCGCGTGTCACGCGATGCGCCACGTAGCGCCGCGAGCCAGTGATATGGAGCTTGCCCTGATTCGATCCACCAGACCGGACGCCGCTTCTGAGCAGCCCCGGTCCGCCATTGCCTTGCTGCGCATTGACACTGCCTGGAGTTTTCACGACCTGCATATTCCCCTCCTTGGTTAGCCCAGTTGTCGATCTTTCGCTTCGCGCGGCGTCTCTATGCGACAGCTCATCCCATGCGCCGCAATGCCGCCGTTACTGCGTGGCTGAAAATATCGGGTCATGGACGGACTCCACTTCCTGACCCCTGTGCCCCCCTTCACGCCCCCACCCTTGAAACTTCCGCCCTTCATTTGCTTCGGCATGTTAGCCTCCCATGCGCACGGACCTTCTGGTAAATTCATGCGGCTGGATAAATTTTCTACACGGGCATGTGTCTCGGTTTCCAATACAGTGCGAACGCGACCCACGCCAGTTCTCCACCGTCCCGTTATGCACCCCGCCCCCCGCCCGATGATGGTCCGTGATGACGTGCCCACACTCCAAACAGTCGGAGGCGCTGATGACTTCCCGCCGCTCGGCCGGGCGAGAGGGGCCATGCTTCTGCATCCGATAGCCCATCAGTCCCACCCCTTCGGTATCATCTCTCTCACCGCGTCTTCGTGTGTAACGAGCCAATAGTACCCGCCCCATAACCCGATAAACCCGAGACAGCCCATCACCAACATGCTGAGTAGGAGAAGCCAATACCAGGCGAGACAGATCATGGATTCCCTCACCCCGTAGTAACCGGATTCACTTTGAATTCCTGTACCGCCTGAATCGCCGCCTGCAACATCCCTAGGCACAGCACTTTGTTCATAATCGGCCCATTAACACTGACTGAGCCGTCCGCACCCATGTCGATAATCAATCGAAAGGTCTCGACTTGGATCTGAGGATGCGGGCTGCCGTTGGGGACGAGTTTCATATAATACCTAAGTTATAATCGATAATAGAAAAATGTCTGAGGGTGCTTACGCAACCGCACATGCCCCCGGACGGGGGGATGGCCCCCGGCCTGCTGGTGGCCGGCGGATCGCACGGCTCTAATCTGTTTAGCTGCTTATCCACAGGTTTTTGTGCGTGAGTTGTCATAATACTTCTTATCGGAAGTGGAACCCATTGATATTGCTACTCATGCCTATTCCCTAGGCAATCAATTCCTACAGGTTGTGGTGCAGGCGTGTGTTGCTCAACCGTAATCTTCTGCTCCAACGTGACCCGGGAAGCGGAATGGGACTGTACTACACCAAACTCCGTCATCATGGAACCCAGCATGTCCCTGCTTCCGCAAGAGGCTGCGTAGGCTCCCGCACTCTGGAGACAGATACTCGCAATCTTCGCCAGCTCGATGGGTTTTTCCTGTGCGAGCTTCCCCTCCATGGCTTGATCGAGGATCGTATCCACCGCGCTGGACGAGGCCAGGAGGAGTTTATCGGTGATAGACTTGGAGATATGCTGCACGAGAGCGGGATCAATGTTGTCGCGATGTTTGAACGCCCACGCAGAGTAGGGTGAGACGCCAAGTGTGGTGGCGACCTGACGAATACTGGCTCCTGTTTGAAAGAGCGCCTGCGCCGTGAGGATATTGGCGGGAGTGGAGACGATCTCCGGCATAGTCCTGCTCTGTACACGAGTGGGAGGCAGGTTGTCAAGTGAATGTAAAATAACTCTTGACAGATGTATTGCATATCATATATACGTACAGCATGGCTGATCTGATTCAACTGCATTGCTTACGCTGTGATCATCACTGGTATCCACGCATACCGGAGCCGGTGCAATGCCCACGCTGTAAAACGCTGGCGTGGATGAAAGAGAAACCGATCGATGATCTATCGCACGATCTGCACGCAACTCTGGACCGATAAAAACGTCCAACGGTTGACGGTGCACGGCAAGCTGTTATTCGTGTACCTCATCACGAATCCACACACGCATCTCTCGGGGATTTATTATCTTCCCAAAGAACTCATCACCAAAGAGACCGGGTTATCCAATACCCTATCAGATACCCTATTCCATACCCTATCTGAGATGGAGCGAGCCTATTACGATCTAGAGACCAGCACGGTCTTCGTCGTGAATATGTTCGGGTACCAGGGCACAGGAGAGAAGAATGAGCGATCCGCAGCCAATCAGCTTAAGAGTCTGCATCACACATCGCTGATTGCACGATTTCTTGAACGCTATCCGAGGGTTAAGTCATATTGCTCAGATACCCTATTGGATACCGTATCCACCCTATCCAAAAGATGCCCCTCTGTTCCTGATCCTGTTCTCTTAACGTCTTCTCCGAATCCGGAAGGGGAGAAGATTGTTAAGAAGAGGGGAAATGGGGGGGCGCCGGAGAGGCCGATTCCGGAGGACTGGGCACCCAAAGAGACGCATGTGAAATTGGCGAGCGCGCGCCATTTGGATTTGCCGCTCGAAGCCGCATCCTTTCGCGGGAAGGCCGTGGAATTGGAGTGGGTGACGAAGAACTGGGATCAGAAGTTTACGAACTTCATGCTCCAAGAATTGAAATGGCAGCATCAACGGAGGAAATCATGATCTGTGAGACCTGCGGACAAGTCCCCTGTGTCTGTGTCACCCCGATGGGCAAGAAAGCCCCCCATTGCTGGATCATTCAGCACTGTACACGCCCCGGCTGTCAGACGGCCATCCGCTCCCGTCATGGACTGCCGGAGTCTGAGCTCATCTGTAAATGGTGCCGCGCCAATGACGAACAGGGCTGTCCCTTCGCCGTCTATCCCGATCACCATCCGCATGCTGTTACCCACGCCGAAGTCCGTAGCGATTCGGTAGCACGATCACAACCTGAGCCAGTATAAGCATATTATACTACACTGTGGCGATATTGTGCCACACCTGTGGCGAATGTGTAACACGGCGTCTCGGCAAACCTGCAATTGGCGTAGGGTTGAGAGTGGTATATAAGTTGCTTATACACAAGGCATTATTAATCTCTCACGGGGCGGCAACCCCAGAAAGCAGGACAATATGGCATACATGAGTCAAGAGAACAAAGCAGCAATTGCCGCAAACCTCAAGCAGGCCCTTAAAGGCTCGGGCCTCAAGTATTCATTGAGCGTGCGCCATCATTCGACCCTGGTCATGAAGATCCACGCTGGGCCGATTGATTGGGTTCAGAACTATATCGACACCATGCCCGCGCACAAGAAAGAACAAGAATTTTGGAACCCACCCACCAACTACCTCGATATCAACCCGTACTGGTATCACGAGCATTTCTCCGGGAAGGCGCTGGAGCTGTTGAAAATTATTATGCCGATTCTGAACGCGGGCAATCACGATCGGTCGGACATTCAAAGCGACTATTTCGACGTGGGGTGGTACGTGTCAATCAAGGTCGGAGAATTTTCAAAACCGTATCAATTGGTAGCCTAGACAGCGCAAGGCCCGGGACGGCAATCCCGGGCCCCACTTTTCACATTCCAACCGCAGGAGGGTCGGACCATGAACGAATCAAGCATAGCAGAATTAGAACAAGCGGAACAAGAGCTAAAGAAACATACTCTGGATCTTCGAAGCGAATGGGATTTACCGTTGAGGGTCGATGAACAGGGCTTCATCGTACAAG